ATGAAAAAAAATAAATGGACAGAACCTAAGATAAAGGCTTACCCTGACCTTTCAAAAGATTGGTATGTTTGGTTTCGTTTTAATGGAGGTAATCCTAAGCGTTATTCTTTTGGAATAAACACCTACAATACTTTTGAACAAAGAATGGCACAAGCTGACCTCTTACGCAAAACTCTACTTTTAAATTTACAAAACGGATGGGATCCAGATTTAAACAAAGCACCAAATAAAAAACCTAGAAAAATGAGTATTGCCGACGGTCTTAATTTTAGCTTGGAAAAGTTAAAACAAAGGCTTAAGCCAAAATCATATTCAGATTATTTATGTACAAACAGATTTATTTTAGATGCTGTAATTCGTTTGAAATACGACAAATTATCAATACAATCTATCGAACGCTACCACATTAAAACCATAATGGAGGATATTAAAATTTCTCGAAAATGGTCAAACCATGCTTATAATAAAAATTTAGGTTATTTGAAGTCAATATTGTCGGAATTAGTAGAGTTTGATATCATAAAAACCAATCCAGCACACGGGATAAGATTATTGAAATATGAAACGTCGCCAACTTCGTTCCCAACAGACCAAGAACAAACAAAAATAATTCAGCATTTATACGCTAGAAACTTCACATACCTAAGATTTGTAAAAGCATTGTATCAAACTGGAATGCGTCCAGCTGAATTGCTCCGTTTGAAAGTTGGAGATGTTGATTTAGATCGTGATTTAATTTTACTCAAATCCGATGATGGCAAAACAAATAAATATAGATTAGTTCCTATAAAGAGTGACTTAAAAAAAGACTTATTGACAATAATAAGCCCCACACATGGTCCTGACCTTTATTTATTCGGAACACCACGAAAACACGGTGGTAAATTGGATTATTCAGAAATGTTTTCTCCAAATAAATATAAAATAAAACGTGATACAGTTACAAAATATTGGAAAAAGTATATAAAAGATGAACTAGGAATTAATAAAAATCTTTATTCATTAAAACACAAAGCAGCCAATGACATGATGTTCGACGGATTAGATATAGAAACCATACAGGCAATTTTTGGTCACTCTAAGGCTAAAACCACTGAAATTTACGCTAATCAAATTAATTTATTAAGATTTGAAAAAGCAAAAAAACTAGAACGTGAATTTGTTTAGAAGATTATTAATAGTATATTTGCCCCTTAATCAGTTATCATAACTGAATTATTTATTTGATTTATTTATTTATTTATTCTAAAACCGACCTATATTCTAGGTCGGTTTTTCTATTAACTTTTATCTGCGAAAATAACACATTGAACGTCATATTATGTCGCTGAACCTTGTTTATTATTTATTGCTCGCTTCATTGAGTACTTCTGCCGAAACCTTCACCTCGAGTGCATCGGCAATCTTAAGGAAATTAGATAATAATGGCTCATTCATAAAATCAAGCGTTCGCTTGATGGTCGACTCGGGTAGACCTGTAAGTTTGGATAGTCGGTAACGGCTCATGTTTTTTTTGAGTCGTACTTCCTCTAGAAATAGAATTAGTCGCTTGGCTTTGTCTGATTCTTTCATAACTGTTGATCTTCCCATATTAGATAATTTTCGTAATAATTCCAAGCTTCATCGAGCATTTGGTCGACGGTCAATGGTTGGTATTTTTTCTGCATAATTTCTATTTCTCTACTTTGATTCACTACTTCGATATTATTCTGCACCAATACCAACAGGTAATCCTCTTCCTCTTGATATCGCTCGGAGTAATAATTGAAATGCTTCTGAGGAAAATCCATACTATAATGAATTTGATAAGCATCTAGCGGAACGATTTCTACCAGCGTAAGGTACTCTGGACAATAGATGAACTGTCTGTTGTCGTGGATGATTTCTCCGTTTTTGGGTTCGTTTTCGCAATGAATGAACTTAGGTAATTTTATTTGGTGTATCTTTGTATCCATAATTTCTATTTTGATTAATATTAGAAGTTTGATTTTCTTATAAGGCTACCCAACTGGGTAGCCTTTTTTTATTAGATTATAGTATTCGTGGCTTCTATATTTTTGAAATTGAAATATATCTAGGTGCTCCAAATCCACCAATAGCAAAAGACCGTTTATTTTCAAACAAATCAAAAGGTATATTCTCATCGTGTGATTTGCATATTCTGTAGATGTGCTGTTTTGCTTTCTCTTTATTTGCAATTTCTGGAAATAATTTTGTAAGGAGTATGTAAGCCTGACCTGCTGATTCTACACCAAAATTTCCAAATTCTACTGTATTTAATTGATACTTTAAAGTTGACATAATTTCTAATTTTTGTTTGATTAATATTTCGTTTAATTTTCTATTGCAAATATATAGCTTTTTTCTTTACTTGCAAACTTTTTAGTATTTATTTTTTTAAAATAATTCCCCCCACAAAAAAAGGAGCAAATGCCCCTTTTTTTCCTAAATAAAAAAACACAAAAAATGAATGAAATAGAAATTAAGTCAACTTCTTGATGTATATGTAAATGGCAAACGAAAAAACGACAATGGTAATAAGAATGGCTAGCAATGCGAACATGCCAAACTGCAATCCTTTTACTTGCACTTCTTTTGTTCGCGAGTTTTGATGTCGGATCATCTCGGTTATTTGAGAAATGTTTTCGGTTATTTTTTTATCAACAATAGAATCTATTTTTTCATAGTTTATTTTGGTATGATTTTCTTCTTGTTTGCTCGATTCCTGCTTCATGTTAGCGCGCATCGCACCTTGTATATCCATTCGCAGACCTTTTTCTGTTTGCTCGAGAACAACAGAAGCTTTGTCGTTTTCTTTTCCATCGTAGGAAAAATCGAACAGATTCATATACGAACTGAGCAACCTGTTTTCCTTCAAGAAATCGTACCGTTCGCGAACGATTGATGCTTCTTCTGTTTCTGACGCTACTTTTTCGGAGTTGGTTACTTCTTTTTCGTGCGATAGCTCGCTTGCGATTTGCTTGGTTTTGCAAGCCGACAGAATCGCCAACGCTCCGAAAATAAAGAATAACGTTTTTATTATATTTTTTATGTTTCGATTCATTTATTTAAATTTTAGAATTGCATTATAAATTGAACGAGCGTATTTGCTTACGTCTTTAAATTTTTCAGCTTCGGCTGGATTACTCCCGAAAAAAGGCTCTAACATTACTGCAGGCGCTTTCGGCAAATAGACAAACCAATAACCTCTATCGTTTTTATTTACTAACGCTTTTGCTCCATTTACACCTCTCAATTTTGTACCGAAATCCTCGCTAATTTTTTTTGATAAAATCTCTGCATATTCCTTTCCTTTTTTTGAATTGAAATAATACAAGGTTTCTGTTCCATTCGCTGTTACCGATGCAGAATTGAAGTGCATTTCTATAACTAAATCGTAAGTTTTTTGATTGAGTTTGTATGCCATTCCTTTTTGTCGCTGATAATAGTCTTGGATTTCGTGCGTATAAATATCAAACATTGAAGGATTAATAGCTTTCAACGCTTCTGCAACTTGCAAATTATAGTCGAATTCAGTTTGTCTAAGTTGATTAGAAAAAGCTCCTTTATCCTTTGTCTTGGTATGTCCTATTACTAATGCTACTTTCATTTTAATATATTTAGTCTTTTTTTGATTCAAAAAATTCTTGTAAATCGCCTCGCTTCTGGAAATTATAGAGTTTAACCATGAGGAATTCGGGTGGATGTCTGCCGTCTGATAGGATGAATACATTCTTGCAAATCTTGCTAACCGGGAATAGGAGCGACGTTACGTTGATGAGTGCCAAAAAAAGATTGGTAGAAAAAGTCTCCTTGATATTCTCGTGCAAGACATATAGGCAGTAATAGACCACGAAGGTATAGGCGATCATTTCTATATTTTTTTTCACGAACGTGGGTAAATCGAACGTTCCTTTTTTATAATGAAAATAACCACCCACTAGACCATTAGTAACCAATACACCGACTAGGCTTATAGCGAATAGAGAATTGGCATCGAACCAGCGTTGTAGGATAGCGAATATAAATGCCAAAGGCGTGAAGGTGAAGAGCGACTCCACAAAGTACTCTAGCTTATCACGCAACGGCACCTTCACCCGGTAGGCAAACAACAGGATCAACGGCGTGGCGATGATGCCTATTTTGGTTTTGATGGATTTTTTTTTGTTACACATCGAAAATCTTTTTTTCGTTATCGTAATTTTCTACAAGATTCTCTATCATAGGCGTCACAACAGGCATAGCCTTACTTATATACTCATCATAAGCACCTCGCAACCCTTCATCTTCGATGATGTCGTTATTTTCATCACGCACGACTACTTGGTCTCTATTGGATACAATCCAATACTTGACTTCCTTTGTAAAATCGGGCAACAATGTATCGCCCATATAATGAAGCACCCGTGCATTAACGACGATCGTCTGGATATCCATATTCAGTGCGATTCTATAAACTTCTACTTTTCTAACCAAAGTTGTTAGGGTAGGATGATTTGATATTTGTTTTGTTATCATTTTAATGAGGTTTATAAAGATTTGACTTGAATGTTTCGATTGAATTGATTTTGATTTCTGACTTATTATCGACTACGGGCACATTCCCATTTAGGTTATTAACAGTCGCGCAGTTGAGAATGATTAATCGGTGTAACTCCGTTTCTAGAATATCCTCTACATACATATGCTCACCAAACACTGTGTAGAGTTTATTACCCTTTCTTGTTATCACCAGCCTATCACTACCTTTATAAGTTGGGTAGGGTGCGGGCTCAAACGGTCTTACGCCATTATGTTTTCCAACCCTAATATGCTTTTCGGAAGTCCGATATCTAACAACATGTTTATATTCGACCGATACGCCGTAGATTAGGTGTTTACGGAATACACCATCTATAGTTACGCCTTTCAAATGCCCACCATACTCCTCAATTCTAGATTGGTAATCATCGTTATTAATCAACCCCACTGCTATGGGTAAATATTGACCTTCTGGCAAATTCCAGCTAAGGTCTAGCGATATAGAGAAGTTGCCGATGTCGTTAATGATTTGCGATACCATTGCATCTTGGATTACCCCCGCATTAGAGCCAAACAACCCCTTTTGGGTAACCGATATTAGATCAGGCTCTACAACCTTAATCCCGCTCTCTTCTTCTGTAATCGTTGATTGAAGATTCTTATACCACTCCCAAACCAAACTATTGGTAGGGATAGCCGTTACCGAATTCTCAGGCATTATCTCGAACGATGTACCCGTTATATGCGCTTGTACTCCCGAAAGTATCTTTACCTTGTATTCACCTATCGGATAGAGTGAACTATTCACATAAACTTCTAATGCGTTATCTCGAACGTTTTTCCAGCCTACATCGTAGATATTCATTGTTTGTAAGTGTACAATCTGAACTTTGGTGATATTTTCATCTTCGGGCAAGGTCAAGCCTTTTCCTAGAATAGTTAAGGTTTTGATAGCGTTGCCTTCTTCTATTACAGGCGGGAAAATACCATTCGTTACCACACGTGTAGAAGATGAGAAGATACCGTTTAACTTGTACGATAGTGCAATAAGAGCTGGGTCGTTATTATCCATTGATAGGATAGAATTTACGGTTGCTGCACCACCTACAACCCCTAATTCTTTGGTTGTATTATTAAGGCCTATAAGTTGATTGAAGGTTGCATCTTGCGTCTTGTCTGGGATGTTTTTCAACGTGATGGTTTCTTTGTCGAAATAATCATCAATATAAGGTTCTACATCAGCATCAATGTTCCCATTTTTATCAGCAAAAACACCATTCCATGAAACGACTAAGTTTCTATATTTTTCTGTTATTGGTATTGTTACATACCTTGCCCCTCTTCCTGAACCACCATGTATACTCCATCTAGAAGCATTTTCTCCATAGGAGCTACCAGTAATTAGGTTAAAATTCCAAGCAACTTCATATAAATTACTGCCATCATCATCAAATTGAACACACCTGAAGGCGGACCCTGTTTCTACCGCATCTCCTATTAGAACTTCTGTACTAGCACCTTTAAAATGAATTTTACTCTCATCAAACCTAACCGTTGCATTCCCCGATTTCAAAGCAAAATCTTCTCCTACTTCGTTGACTTTGTTTTTAACTAAAGCATTAAGCTGAACGTTTTTATTTTCGTCAGGCGCAACACCGTCTACTGTATCAACTTTACCCAATTCTTCGGGATTGATGGTAGGTACGTCTAGCTTATCGCGCCATGCTTTGGCATCTTCGTCGCTTATGTTGGTAGCTGTACGTAAGGCGTAGTTGTCAATCGAACCAAAATTCACAGCATCATCTTCATTCACTGGTTCAGCCACTTTCACCCGTCCGTCGCTTGTTCTTTTTACGAACGTATTAGGCAACGCATCTTCTGCGTAGGGCATAGCTCGGAACCCGTCTCGATCGCTCTCGTAGATTAGTACTTGGCGTTCGGTCTTGCGTGGTATACTGAAATCTTCGGGTAGCAGACCTGTAAAAACCAATCGACCATCGGCATTGCGTAGCAATTGATACTCCTCGCTTGGGTAGCTACTCGGCGTATCGGGTAAACCGATAAAAGTACTCGAACCGCCCTTATCCACGAATACTTGTAAATTCTTATTACCGTCTATCTGGTACACCCGTCTATTCTCGGCGGTAACAATCAGCAATTCGCCCTCCGTACCCGTATCTTTGGCGTATTTGGTTGCTTCTTCTCTGGTGTCGAATAGCTTAATCGGCATCTGTCCGTATGGCACCAAGTCATCGGCTTGCAAGGCTCTAGAAGCTTTCAGTCGTCCGTCTCCGTGTCGTTGCGCCAGCGTGTGGAAGGAAGGAATTCTACTCACCTTGTAGCCCGACGTCCACCTATCCGTCACGACATTGTACGACGGCACAATGTGTGGACTATCGGCAGAAGCATTGGGGTTGTAGATGATGTCCGAACCGGTTATTTTTCGAGATGTAATTCCGTTTTCACCACCCACCACAAATTCGTTGAGACCAGCTTCTATATTAATTCCTATTTTAACTTCACTTTCTATAGACCATTTTAAATTATTTTTCCTAAAATTTGTCAAACAACCTTCTTTAGCTTCAATTCCAAACGCATACATTCCTGATGTGCCCGCTCTATAGACTCCGTCGGGCAAAGCGTTAAGTTCAAACAAGGTTTGCGAGGTATAAATAGTGCCTAATATCTGAATGGAATTATTAGTAATTAGTTGATTATTTAACTCCATCAAGATTTTAATAATCTTACTGTTGAGATCTAATGTTTCTACTATTTTATTTAATTCTTCAGCTTGTAAATAGTGATTTTCTAATTCAAAAGCTGGAATTGGATTTTTATTGTAGTGTTTTTGTATTCCTGTTGGTTTTACTGCATTTATCTCGCTTTCTGTGAATTTTCTCATGGCTTAAATAATTTTGTTATGAAATAAAGATTAATGTTTGTAGATATTGACATATAGAGCAAATACCAAATAGGAAATATGGCAATCGGAGGGTTAAAGTCAATAAAATAAAGAATTACTGCTATGTATATCCAAAACCAAATAAAGGCTGTAAAATGCGAAAAACATAATTCACAATATCCTAATATTTTGGATAAAATAAGTCCTTTTTTTGTTCCTGACATATCCCATTCTCTTAGTTGATTTTGCCAATTAAACATCATATCAAGCCATTGTCCTTTTTGAATTGACGCAAAAAATATCATCGAGAATGAAGCTACTCCGACAAGAAACCCAATAGTGATTATTATTAATTCAAGCATAATGTTTTGATGGTTTTAAATGAAAAGCATTTGTTTTGTAACAATTGTTTTTTTGGATTTATAATTCGGATTGTGTGTAAATAATCCTCGTTTAATTTTTCATTGATTATGATTTGCTGGTTTTCTTTTAAATCAATTGACACATATTTGGTAATTCCCATATAATCAATTTCTATTCTCCATACCCCCGATGAATCAGCAATTAAACCTGTGTTAATTGGCTCACATGCACTAAAGCATCCTAAAAACTCTATTTTGTCACAACATTTCATTTTATTTAACAATTTTTGCAAGGATTACATTCATAACAGTTTCTTTCGTTTGGCTGCATCGTTGAATAGCTTATAAACTCAAGTTTTACGAGGGTTCGATTGTGTAATTGAGAAAGAATTATATTTTTTTCTGCCCTATCCAATAGAGGATATTCAGAATTAATTACTTTTTCATTCGTTATTTGTGCTGAATTTATTATTATATCATCTTGGATACCTAGATAATTCAATAAACATTCAAGCAGTTTCTCAGGATAAGCATTAGAAACGTTTGCAACAAGTACAATTGTGTTTGTTAGCAGTAGATTTTTAGATGATTCAATTATTTTTTCGCCTTGAGATACTCTTACGTTTCCATCGTTACGCAAGTAAAAATAATTACCATACCTATCATCAACGCCATACGCTACATTTTCTTTTTGGTCTAGAGATATAAGCCTTTTTGCAGAATGGTCCATGTATAGGTCGGAAAAGCCATAATTGAAGAAATTCAATTGGTTTAAAAGATTCTTTTTTATGTGACTCTGGCTAATCATTTGAATTTGTTATGTATTTTTTTCGACTCTTCAGTTATTGCTTTCGTTATTTGCTTCTTTTCTGGTTCTGTTAGTTGAAATACATTTTTTTTGTATTTGTATTCCAAATGCTTGGCTTTTTTTGAGTTTTTACGGTTTGTGAATCCTATTTTAAAACCATGACTGTGTGCTTTTGCAGAAATAGAGTGTCTTAATTCACCCGTGTATTCAAGATTTACAGTATCGCTTTTCAGTCCTTGTTTTTGTCTTAATTCTTTGTAACCTCCTTTCATTTCTGCTGTTTTTTTTCCTCTGCCAGTAGGAATGAAATTTGATTTATTAATGAATTGATTTTGGCTTACTCGCATTGGTTTTTCTGAGTATTTTCCTATTTCGGAATTATTGGTCGCTTTCCCATTTTCAAATATTCTAATCTTCATGCTTCTTTCTGTTTGTTCAGCTATTTTCTGAAAAATTGGAATACTCATTATATCAGTTGCCTCAACACGAATTTTTTTCAACATTTCCAAATAAGCTTTTATATCCATCACACATTAACCACAATTTTTACACGTTTACAGTTAATACAATCCGAATCATTGATTAATAAATTCGGCAGGCTTTCAACAAAACTATTCCATGTTTCACGGTATTCGTTTTCTACTTTCTCATGAAGTTCCGTTGCGTGTTCACGCCCATAAATAATAAATGAAGTTATTCTATCGTTGTTTAATCGCTCTTGAAGGATGTTAGCTCTAGATTTTAGATAGATGATTTTTCCTACATAAGATTTTGCGTATCGACAAAGCAAACTTTCATAATCGCAATCACAACTAAAAGCAATATTAATCCCAAACCCCTCTTTTTGTATTTCTGTGCCGTTTTTATATCCTTTCACGAACCCACATTGATTTGGCATAGAACCATTGCATCCAATCAAGCACGTCAATTCCGATGAATACGTTTCAATGTTTTCTAAATAAACATGAATTGGGTCGTTACCTTCAGATTTATAATTAATCGAATACTTGTTGATTTTCCCACCAATTAATTTAATAGGAAAAGTTTTTATTACCGTTCCTTGCTGTATGAATAGGTTTGTTTTTTCATGGTCATCAACTGGAAATATCATAACGCTGTGAATCGTTAAGCGTTTAATGCTATTTGGTTCGTAGTATTGTTGATTTCTATTAATTGTTATTCCACATTTTCCAGCTATAGGATTGTTTAATGAGTTATCGAATTGTCCAGTAATAATCTGATCCGATACTAACTGTGTAATCAAATTGTTTGTGTTCAAAACGCTAATAAAATCATTTACAACATCCCGAATTGCAAATTTTAATTGAGCTTTCAAAAACTCATATCCGTTCGGTTGGTCAGAATTTGCAATTTGTGAAATGTTACTTAGATTTATTTCGGGTGCGTCTAGCAAGTCGTATCCACTTGTATTGAATGCCTTTTCATTACTGCATGGATTTGAAACTGAAACAATATTGTCTAAACAAGTACTCATAAGCTTTTACTAAAAAAGCACGCCCATTAATCCAAGAACACAATAGATATTGGAAATGAACGTGCTCAAATCAACATTATAATGAATATTTAATATATAATAATTACGCTTCTGTGAATGTCACGGCATCGGCATCATTAACACTAATTGAAGGAGCAGAATACCCAACGTATACTACTTTATCTCCACTTGCTTCAAATTGATACCCACCTAATGCATTTAATTCCGCAACTAACTCAGTCACGTTCGCTACATTTGCTTCAACCGTATATGATTGGTTTCCAATTGTTACATTTTTGATGTAGCCCGGCACAATATCACTAGGGGTCCATTCATATTTTTTCTTAGCGATTGGTTCCGCTGGGGTAGCTTCTGGACAAACAGTTGGATTCATTTGACATCCTGTAAAATGAAACACTCCGTTCACTGCCTCATCGTTACAAACACGGTCAGGCATGAAGAACACATCCCAATAAAGACCAAACTGAAATCTCCACTCTCCGTATTTGTCACCGTTAGTACATGGTTTGTGGACCACATCTAAATCCCACATGATTCCTGTTACTGGGTCGATAATCGAACCAAAGTAAACATTATCATTGATGCCTTGACTAAATAACCCTTCAATATCCGTAACCGAAAGCCCTTTTAAGTCAGTAGTCCATCTTCCTGTATTTTCAGAATAGGATACGAATTTTAAAACTTGTGGGTCAAAGGCGATTAAATGCTCGCCACCTCCAAACGCTTCGTTTACTGCTTTATCATAGTAATAATTAGAGTAAGGTAAACCGCCTGTATTGATACCATCGTTGTTTGTTCCTGAAACTGGAAGTAAAGACCTTACAAATTGGACATGCGAACCGCCTACAACAATTGGCTCACTTAAGTTAGCGTCTGAAAAAGTAGTTGCAATTACAACATTTCCAAAAGGGTCAATTGTTTTCTTTTCAACATCAAACAATGAAACTACTTTCGAAGTCGACCCATCAGGGAAACGACCAATATTTGCGATGAAATACGCTAATAATTGCATGTTTAAAGTTTTCCTTGCAGCCGCTAATGCGTTCGAGAAAAGTTCCATAAACATACTATTCGGGTCAATTCCGTCTAAGTCACGAACATCACGTACTGAGATTGAAAACACGGGAGATCTTGAGCATTGTTTGATATCAAAATCCCGTGAAGTTGGTTTGATTGACGTTCCTGAATCACAAATAGTTGTGGAACAATCAAATTCCAACTCACAAATTGGAGGAAAGTATTTTACTGTTAATTTTCTTCTTCCGTTATCATTGCGATAATCAGATTGTTGAATTGTTGTGTTTCTTTGAGAAGCCGCAACTACTGCCTCTGTAAATTCATGTCGGATTGCTGTTGTTCTTGACCAGTTTCTAATCCAACGCTGAACATTAATATGGAATTTTTTCATTATGATAGGTTTTAATTACTTAAATATTTTCTAGAAAGTTTTAGGTACTTCAAAACCTACCTGTATGGTTTTAGGACTTTTCATACAACGTCCACGCTAAGTATTGTTTATGTCAATTATATTTGATCTAAAGCGGATATAGTTACCTGATCTAATGCGCCACGCATTGAAGACACATCACTGTTTCCATTCGTTCTGTCTGTTTCTGTTTCACTGCCACGATTATCTTGTTTAATGATACCCAAACCTCCAAAAAATTCGGTCGCAAATTGTTTAGGCTGGATAAAAGTGTTTTTATCAGGATCAAGGATTGGTTTTTCTATATTCTCTTTATCCCTTAATTCTACTTCGCCTTTTTCGTTGATAGCTAAATGATATTTTTCAACCAAAGCGTTTTTTAACAAGCTCGCTCTAATTTTATTATCACCATCTATTAATGGAATTTCAGGCAACACCTTTGTTATTAAATATTCAGACACCTTATAATCAGTCAAACGATTATCAGCTTCTTTAATCTTTGACTCGTATTCTGTTTTAATCTTTTCTATTTCCAAATTGTGCGCCTCAATAGCTTGCGCTAATTGTTCTCTAATTTCCTCAGTATCTTTGCTTTTATTAACATCCAACACCTCTACCAATTTACTTATTTTGTCAGCATCTGTTAATTTTTCTAAATCGACTAAAGGAATCTGATTATTACTAGCCTTACGAATATACCCATTAAGTTTACCACCAAATTCACCAGCAACTGCCTTAAGCTTTTCAGGCAAAACCTCCTCATTGAATTTCGCCATATATACCGCTTCACGACTATCTACAAAAGATTTTAATATATTATCTGCGTTAAATTCTTTGTTGGCTTCTTCTGTATTGCTAACTATTTCCACAGCTTGAGCAATGCCCAGTCCGTTGAATAAAGATTGAATTTGGTCTATTGTTAATTTCATAGTATGAGTTAATTATTGATTTTTTTTTACAACTTCGTATTTAGTTGAATCATTAAAATACTTCTCTGCCGACTTTACTGATGTAACAAAATTTTTGTTGGATGAAATTTCTTTAATCAAACATTCGCCTTTTTTCAGCTTTATTTCTAATGAATCGTTTTTGTTTTCGATAATTTCAGGCTGGATAACATCGGATTTTATTGTGTTTTCCACATCGCTATCTTTTTTAACATCCTTTTTAGCCATATTATTTAAATTTTGATATTATGTAAGCCGTTTTAGGACTCACCAACACTGTTGAGTGTTGCCCATGAACTTGTACCCGTCCGTCAATTACCTTTGCTTTTTTTTGCGCTGGCTCAACAGTATCGGGTTGTAAAACGTCAATTTCTGAATTTGTTTTTGTCGTTTTTTTTAATGCAATTTCTTTATTGCTCACTCCGTTAACATCAGAACTTGTCACTTGTGTATTCCTCCTCTTCGCCATAGAAATTTATTTATAACAAATATAAGTATTAATCATCTAATTATCTTTATTATGGATATAATTAATTATTTCTGATACTTTTTTCTCTCTGATATATTCAAAAGAATTATCTAGTATTATTTTTTGGATGCTATCTTTAACCTGTTTAGCATTAGCAATATCTTCTTCAGTTATATAACCTATATCTTTAGCATCTTTAATTTCTGCTATTGTTAATCCATAAGTTTTATCAAGAATAGATAACACCTGATTAATTTTTATTTGTACATCATTTCCTTTAAATCGCTTTTCAACAAAATCATTAATAAGACTTAACCTTACGTTTAAAGGCAATCCGTTTGCAATTGCTGTTTGTATTTCAGATAATAAATCGTTAGCAGTTTGAGTGTCGAATTTATAAGGCTTTATTAAAGTGAATCCCCCTTCAAACTTAGGGGCGGGAAGTCTGTAAGCAATAAAACATTTCAAACAAAATTCTTTAAGCTCAAATAGCCTATCCGATATATTGGATGCGAATTGATAAAGATTATCTCTATCAATTGTTTTCGCAACTCCTGATTGCGCTTCATCTACTTTTAATAAATTCAGACTGTCAAGAATAGCATTAAAAATATCTCTGTTTTTATCTCTATGGTATTGATTTACCGCAATATTAGGATTAATAATGCGGACCATGTCACGATCCATATTGTCAACGGGCACTTCATAACGTTCGGCAGGGTTTATTGAAATTTGCTTTTTCCCTTGACACGTGCTACATGGTACTTGTTTTGTTCCGTTTGGATAAAGTTCGCAAATCTCTACGATTTCTTGCGTAGATCCAATTCCGTGACAAGTAGGACAGTCTATAGTTGCTTGCTGAATATATGGATATGATGCTTCTTTGTCGACAAGCTGTTCTGATGAATGGCTAGAAATATATTCATCCGCAATTGGCAGAGCATCATCTAAAAATGATTTATAAAAATTGTTATTAGCATAAATGCCACCTAATTTAACAGCAGGTATAAAGCTAAATTTATGGTTAAAATAGCCAGCTTCATTGACCCATTCATTTTTTTGATTTTTCTTGAATCGTATTATATCTGTTTTATTTATCCAAAACACATGATTACCGTCTTGTGTTTTGAATATTAAATCTTGATTTTCGTCGTGTATAATATCGATAGATCTTACGTATAAAAAGGAAATTTCAAGAGGCTCGGTTAAGTGCAGTGTTTCTTTTCTGTGCTTTGTTGGTATAATAACGATATATCCGTTTGGGTCTTCCAACATTGCTTGAACAAAGATATTTTTAAACAACGAAATAAAATTGTTGTTTTCTTGAAAATTAGCACCGTTTAAATACTCTTCATTTGTTTTATTTTCTACTTTAAGTGTGTATTTTGTGTCTTGGTAAATCATTCCCTTTACGACTTTTATTAGTCTCTGAAAAGGGGATTTTGTTAGTGGACGGTACTGACTGTATCTCCATTGCCTTGTAACATCTTCTTCTCGAGGGTGTTTAGATAATAAAAATTTATCAAATAGCCGTTGATATTCCTCACCTAAATAATCTGGAGGATAGATTGTTCCAGCTGAGGGGCTTGACAAATCCTTAAATGATGGTCTAGCACCTTTCGTGTGTAATGTAATCGCATAAAAAGTGTTTCTAGCTTCCTTTAATAATTTGGAATTAGAAACACTTTTATTATTGATTAATTTTTTTACCTCCTCGATATTCATTACCATTTACCAGCTAATTCTGGTATGTCGTTTAAATTTATTATTGGCTTATACTTCATTGCTAAAGGATCACCTAAAAACGTTAATGTTCCTGCCTTAATTTCAATGGCACCCCCTCTAGTAAGGTTCTCGAAATTGCGATGCATTTGGAACGATGCAGACATTCCATAACCATATTCATCAACTGGAGCTACAAAATCCCCGTTAGACATCACAAACCCATAATTTAGGCTTGTTTTGTGATCTAATTTGTTTTGCCAAAAATCATAATCAGCAAATAAATTAGCTGGAGTAGATGAACCTCCTGAAACTTCTGGAATCTCTACTTTAATACGGTCTTCAAAAGTTATTTGGCGCTCTACAATTTCTTGATCAGCTGGACGTGTATCGGATAACTTTCTTTCCTCGTAAACTGGTTCTGAGATAGAGACGTTGACTAATTCATTTGAAAATACGATTGCTCCACTTTCATATAACGTTTTAAACGCTTCGTCAGTCATAGGACTAGGTAGCTTTACATCACATTTGTAAAATCCAAGCGATTTAATATTGATTTTTCTGTATGAAATTTCACAATCCGCCTTAGTTACTTCGGTGAGTGTAAAATCTGCACATTCTGCCGGACAAATACTTCCCATATTATTATTTTTTTTGTTAAACATTTCATTTACACAAATATAAATTAAAAGTATCTAATTATTTGCATTATAAATATTAATTTTTTTTTGAAAGTATTCAGCATAAAATCTTCCTGTTGCATTGTTGAGCGAGTTATATTCAGCAGTTATGTGTATCCAATAATCTATAAGACTTTTTTTAGTTAATACAGACAATCCATGATAGTTGTAAAATACATCATTAGTGTGCGGTTTTTTCTGAAATACATCAAACCTTATTCGATTTAAAACAAACGCCCCCCTTTTCCCGTTTTCGGACATTGGTGTTTTTTTTACCCATTTAGAAATATTAAATTTTAAATATAAATCTAAATCATCCGTAAGTATATCAACATCCTTTATTTGCAATTCTTGATTCTCTATTTTAAGACAAAACGACCCCACAATTTTCATTGAAGGATCGTTCTGCTGTAACATTTTTAATGTATTTAGCATCATATTCTGCGGTTAACAGTAATACTTTCAAATTCTTTTAACGTGTGGCTTTTCTGTTCCCCCGTTTGACAGTCTATCCAATAAACAGTTAAAGGTTTTTGGGTTTCTATTATTTCAATTTCTGCTGAATCACAAGTGTCTGCTTCCGCACAATGTATTAACGCACCGCGACAATAACATTTTTTTATAATATTATTTGTATTTCTAAAGGTGTAGGTTTCGCACGAATACGACTCGTCTTTTGGTTTTATGTGCAACACGTTTGATTCAATCCACTCCGTTCCTTTATTTACAGAACCTAAAACCCTAACATATAATTTTTCAGGCTTTACCCCGCTTATCGGAAATATTCCATCAGTACTTTCTAGGTAATCTATAGTCGCCCAATCACTTCCGTTAAGAGATGTTTGGATAGCAATATTTCCTCCCTCTTCAGTTTTAATATTGGTTTTATATTTTACCATGTGATTGTATGCGTTTACATACTCTCTATCTTCAACTCCATGATTGTCATTCCAGAATATATTTATAAAATAACCTTGAGGATTTTCATCTAACCCACCATTCGAGCAATTGGACTCAACATAAACAGGAACAGATAATGATCCGTTTGAACAAACCGTCCTAATTTCTGCCTGATGTTTCCCGTTTTCTAAATTTTTAATTATAAATTTATTTGTAGTTGGGTTTGGCAAAAAATCAACCCATTTGCCGTCTGGTAGTTTTTTATATCTTACCCTAAAGCTCATGCCGTCTGCAAGAACAGGGTTTTGCACATTTATTTCCCAATTAATTGCCATTTATATTGTAATTTATATTTAACGTTAACTCCAAATATCCTTTTGTAAAATCTAAATTATCAGAACTAACATACAAGTCTCCGTTGCTCATTATCATGACGCTTAGATTTTCTTTTTCTATAAACTCTGTGTTTTTTGGCTGCATTACAGCATTAAGTGTTCCTATATTTTCATTTAACAGGTTTGTATCTAAAGGTATTTTATGATTTTCTAGTTTCAATAAAATCATAGCGTTCCCAAACTGGTCTGCTTCTAATTTAGAGCCTGATGCAAGAACCCAATCCTTGCTTAAAGTTATTCCGCCTTTGGTTATTACTAAATCAACGCAATTAGTAATTATACTTGATGGTCTTTGACAATCCTCTATAATTTCACAAGTTGATTTAATTCCATTAGGCGGCAAACATAAACCTTCGACCCCATTGCATAAATTTTTAGGCAACACGCAATCGTCTTTTTGTGCGTAAACTCTATTAGCAGGCGAGTATTCCCAGTAATGTATAAAACTTGGTAAGAACCCAAAAGAGTCTATTTTTATTATCGCAACAGGCTGGCATGCTGTTTCACTGCTTGGATACTCTTCAATAGATATAACATCGCTAAAAGAATTAAAATAGTTTAAAAGCTCATTGAAGGTATGCCCGATTATTTTTCCGTTTTCGTCAAAATATGCCTGGTCTTTCAACCCTCCCCATATTACATAATATGTACACAAAGTCGTACAATCGTCCTGACAACTAAAATCGTTTGTTATTACTTTTTTCTCAAAAGACACGTCTAACAGCCAACTACAGGTGTTCCGAATTGTATCGGTTTTAAACACAACACCTTTTCGATGGATATATTCTTCTGAATCAACATATATTCTTTTGCCTGAAAATATTGCTTCTATTTCCTCCATCTTCCATTGAGGAAATGGAATTAACCCCGTGAATTTGTAAGTTTGAGTAACATCAATACGTTGCACCCTTCCTAAAAACGATATTTGTTTTTCATATTCGGTAGGTTGCTTTTTTATTTCAGATTCAATCCATTGAGAATTAGAATATCTTAAATCTGGATCATTACCATGATAGTTTAATAATAATTTAGGGTCGCCGTAATATAATCCTGTTACATTATCTAAACAATCATAAGTTGACTCTATCCGCGTATATGGTAAATTACACCCATCTTCATCAATGACATAAACGGCATAAATTGGTAAATTCTTTTCTATACCACCGCCTAACACACCAGTTAAAGGAAAAGTTAATGCATTTGACCTTAAGATTGTAATTTTATTCACTTGAGAACAGTCAAAATATAAATTCCATTTATTTGTTCCTTGATGATATACTGGCTCGAAATGGTTCGCAAGCTCGTTTATGTTGTTGTATAATTGGTCTTGATTTACTCGAAGATATCCTCTGCCCAAAGAAAAATCATCCCATTCTGTGTTAGTCAACTCAATGTAACATCTTTTGGAATGATTTAATCTTTGGTATGTTTCTGTAATTTTATTAAATATTAATTGTCCGTTATTTCTTATTTCAACTCTAAGCGTGAAGCAATCTACAGGAAAATCTTCTCCCCACTCACGAAGCTGTAGGTTAAAGTATCTGAAGTTGTAAATTGACACTCCAAATTGTATTCGGAACCTGTTCGTAACGTCTTGGATAAAAACTTCTCCCGTACAATTATAAAGCACAACTTTTACACTATAATTATTTAATGATTGTTCGGGTAGTCTACCTTGTAGATTTATATCCGAAGCAGTAACAACAGGCTGTGAATATGGCTTTTCGTTTCTGCACAAATTATTTATTCGCAATTGCGATAGTGAGTCGACAAAAATCATACAGTTCCTTTTATTTTTATATACCTACCTTTGTTTTTCCGACCATCGAAATTAATTTCGATTTCTTTGATAATACCCTCTTTGTAGTATTCGCCCGCATCAATTTTTACTTTTCGTTCTATATTGACATTTCCTGAATTTTCAAGAACATTTAATCTGTGCAAAGCTTCAGTACATAGTTGTATTGATAGCTCAAATTCTTTATTCATTACAGGATTAAATCGTGGGTCTTTTGTTTGATGAAAATCCCATAAATTGCCTTTATATTGAGCATCGTAAAACATTGGATAGTTTATTACGTAGTTATATTCTTTATAAAATTCATCGTATTGTTCACCCGCTTTGTTTGCTTGGTCATATGGTATTCCTCCCGTATTATAGATATCATTAGGGCTTGGCATCGCTCCTCCATACTGATAACTCTTCACGGCTTTAGCGGCTTGTTTATCTTTACCATCCCAAATAATTAAGCGTGGTAACATCGTGGTGTGGTTTTGCATTAATACCACTCCTTTGTAATGTTTCATTTCTTTCTTTACATGGTTAAGAGTTATTAGGAATTGTGGACCTGTTAATAACAATCCTATTATTTTCCCTGCTTTCCCAATAGGGCTTAAAGTCTGTGTAACATAATCTGTATCAATTCCATCATTTCTGAATCGAGTAGGAGCAAACTCCACCAAAGTATCATCTTGACTGCCCGACAATATCGGATTAATAGGTTTATTAAATTCAATAATATCGTTATATCTCACCCTACAATCGCTTGTGAGATTATCAAAAGCATCTACAGAATATCCAACACGCATATAAGCAGGTTTTGTTTGTGTATTCCAACTGTAGCATATATTGTCTAGGATTAAATTTTTATCCTTATCTATAAAATCAAAAACGTAATCATTACTATCTAGCTTATCAACATGGTCAAAATACAACACTCCTTCTTTAATATACCATTTAGCATTAAAAGGTTTTTTTAATTGGTCTAATAACATATCAAGAGTTAATAACGGGTCATTATCTTCAATCCAATATTTTTTACTTTTCTTGTCAACACCTTTTTTTGTTTCTGCTGAAAAATAAGTTAAGTTGTAATACGGTGATGATGGATTAAAGAAAAACGGTATCGACTCTGTAGTAATTCTTACTCCACACTTTGAGCAAACATTTCTTATATAATCTCTAACTAAAGGAGCGGGATGTTCACGCCCACACCCAAACAAATCAATAAATATATCAGTTATAGAGTTGATTAATTCTTTTACTGAAGGGATTGGGTTTTTAATTTTTTTAATTCTTACTCCAGGTATTTTATTAACCGCAGAAATTATTGCGTTAATTACCGTAATTATTGGCGTTATGATTATTTGTAATATTAGGTTTATTATAATAGAAACAATTCCAACAACCCCTAAAATTTGGAAAAGTAAAGACAATAAAAATGTAGGTCTAAATTCATTGCAGTACGAAAATCTAGGATGCTTATATTCTCCATTAAACATTCCTAAATGATTATCTGTTACAAGTGTTGAATAAATACAAGTATAAAAATCATCTTTTTGTTTTAAGCTTACTTCAATAGTACAATAATCATCATCGCAGTAATTTAATCCGTCACTTTTTATAACGAAGTCAGTCATTGTACCTATGTTTTCTAACTCAATTTTTACTTCAATTCCATTAAGTGGCGACGCAACATGATCCATTAGCCAGTCTTTTACAAACTTAAAAGCATTTCCATATAATTGTAATTCATTGGTGACTGACTTCTCAATGTTTGATATAGACCGTGTATTTTCGGTACTCCTTGCTTTACATACGATATTTAATTCGTCAAGATTATCAATATATTTTGTAAACTCAATCCATTCGTTGTTTGGTATATAACCTTCAACAATATTTAATGAACTTGGATTGATGCCTGAATACCAAACTGGACGCTGGAATTCATCGTAAAGTTGAAGCTTGCGCATGTATAATTTTAACTTCATAACAAATCACGTTTCATTTTACGAATATTAACCGCATTTGACATTGCAACCAATCCATCTGCATCAATTATTACCGAACTTGATTTTTGATTTTCTATTGCTGTTTTAATTTCTGCCAGCTCGTTTTTTATATCCAACACTTCTTTTTTATTATGCATTACGGTTGATGTTACACCAACGTCTTTAATATTTGGTAAAGAAAATGCTACATTGTTATTCATCATTTCTAAAATTTTAGCATTATCTCCGATACGAGTTCCTTTGGCAGTAATTACACTCTCTCCTTTACTCAATCGTGCTGGTATACTATCCGATGTTTCCGTTCCTGGTCCATATAAGTTTACTACACCATCTTTGAAACCTAATGAACCAGTACTGTCTTGCGACAATGATTTTGCCATAGCATATCCAGTAGCTAATGCAGAAATAGTAGCTAACACCGCTGCAATAGATAGAAACCCACCACCTCTTTTGGCGGCTTCAGCGACAGCAACCAACGATGCGGATATTTGTTGTGCAGAATTAATTGCAATTTGTTGCCGTGCGTACTTTTCTTGCTGTGCTTGTGCTTTTTGCAATCTTTGCTCTTCCAATTGTAATATTTCTGCATTACCTCGTTCAGCTATTTTTTGAATACGCTCAACACGCCTTTCTCTTATTGATATTTCCAAATCAAGCGCATTTTGTAAAACCTCAGTAAATGTGGTAACGGATCCAGTAACTTCATTCACATATGCATTTATTTCACGGAAAGTATTCAATATTTTTTCGTCTTTTTCAGACCATTTACACTTTTCGTTTGATGGGTTTTCTTCCAGTCCATCAAATCCTTTCTTAATTGAGTTTTGTGTTGTGGATAATTGAGAATTTAACGCATCAATCTGCTTTTGTCGTGCTTCTTTTTCTTCATCTGCCAAATCATCATACCCTGCCTTTAGTACTGCTAATTGATTTTCAATGGATGTTTTTATAATGAAAAGTTTCGTTAACTCTGCACGTTTAGCAATTTCTACTTCCTTGTTTGCTTTTTCTTCGGCTAGTTTTAATTTTTTGTTTTTCGATAAATTTTTATTATCATTTTCATCGGCTTGATTACGTATTTTTTCTAACTCATTTTCATTTTCTCGTAATTTATCAAGGTATTTTTTATCAAATTCGGCTTGCTCTTTTTCTGTGTAATGGTCAATTCTTGAAACTGCAAGGTTTTCTAATTCCTTAATTTCTTCTAAAACATATTTTAATCTCGTTTCTCGGATGCGCTTTTCAGAATCTTTAACAACTTTTAATCTTAATTCTTCATTTTTCTTTTGTGCTTCCTCGACTAATTTTAATTGTTCGATTGCATTGGCTGATAATTCAGGATTATTTAAATCATCAGTTAATTTCGCATGCTTACGAATTAATTCTTTATTGCGTTCATCAATTGATTCTAATTGAACATCTGTACCTTTTTGGATGTTTTTTATTTCTTTATCGAGCGATTCAGCAGATAGTTTGAACAGTTCATCATCAATTACACGCTGGCTATCAATCAATGCTTTTATTTCTTTTTCTGCTCGTTCCTTTAGTGCTGTTGATAAGTCAATAATCGAATTTTGTATTTCTGCTATTCTTGTTTGGCTCGCTTCCTTTTCTGCACCTTTAATGTATTGAATACGCTGTTTTGCGTAATTTATTTCTAGCAATAGTAATTTAGCATTATGAGAATCTGTAATGTCTTGCATCTTCTCATTGTATGTAATTCGGTCTATTTCTTCATTTTGGAGTGCAGTGAGTTTTTCTTTTCTTATTTTTTCTAAGGCTTGCTTTTCTTTTTCTAACTCCGTTTTATAATTTTCCTCGATAACTTTTAACGCCTCTTTATTCGGATCAACGGTTCGCCCTGAGTGTGTTTTTGATTTTGTTTTTGTTGTTCCAGTAGATGAATTAGCAGGAGTTTTTGTTTTTGTTGGTGAATTAATCTTATCCCGAATACCTTGTATTAATTTTTCTTGTGCTAAAATTTGATTTTGATTAGCCCCTTGCTTTTTCATTAATTTCAACTCTTCTTCTTCTTGAGCTAATGTTTCTTTTAATCCTTTGATATAACTTTCATTTTGAGCATTTGTAAGTTTGATTTGATGTAGCCTTTCTTTATTTAATTTTTCGTTTATAGAGTTGAAATTTTCCCAATTTTTCTGAAATTCAGATGCCTGTTTTACTTTATTTAAATTTCTTTCTCCAGCAAATTCACGTGTTGAAGTTGAAAGTTCATTAATTAAATCCTCTCCTTTGTTTTGAACACTTTTTTTAAGAATTTGATTTCCTACACGTTGCTGTTCTGAAGGACTTAAGGCTGAAAATGAAACCTCTGTATATCCATATTTTGCCAATTCGGGCAATAAAGCCTTAATTGCTTCTCGCTGTTTGCCAATTAATCTGGTTTGTTCTTCTGTAATTCTGTTCTGCTCCTCGCTGATTAACGCTAATCTTATCTTGTTTTCATACTCCTGATTCAGAACTGACAAAGCGGATGACAATTGTTCGGTAGATGACCTTTCAGCATCAATTAAATTTAAATATTCTGGATATTTCGATGCAATTTCACTCATTAATGAGCTTCGAACCTCCTCTTGATTATTGGCTATAATTAATTGACCAACCAAAAGATTTAATTCGTTGCGTTGCTCCCGCAAGCTATCTACAGGACTGGTTTCTATCATTTTTGTAAACCAATCTACTGTTTCCTTTACTGAATTTAACAGCCCTTGAAAGGAACTTTGACCATGAGACCCGATAGCAGAAAATAATCCATCAAATGAATCACCCAAATTTGAAATGGTCCCGCCCAAAGTTTGTGCTTGAGCATTCATTCCACCAGCTACACCTTTCATTTGACCGAATGACAGAATCGCTTTTCGGATTGCTTCTTCATCGGTTTTTTTGATTTGTTTCTCTACTCCTTTAAAAGTCAACGTAACTGAATCACCCACAGTTTTAGCACGGATACCAAACTCTTTCAGCCTTTCATATTCGTTTGTTTGAGCATCGAGTATAGCCTCCACCAACTGGTCAAATGATTTTCCTTGTGAAGCCGCTAAATCTCCTAAATTCGTTAACTCTTCATAAGTTGGCGTAAAACCTCTATTCACCAATTTAATGAAAGATGAAGTTAGTTCATCGACTGCAAATGGTGTTTTTTCCGCAAACGTTTTAATTTTAGTAAATTCTTCATTAGCTTTTATAGATGATTGAAAAGTATTACGGAGTGTGGTTCGGTAACTTTCAAATCGTTGTGTTACGTCTTTCACCTGATTTCCCAACGTGGCAATACTCAAAGCGCCGCCAATGGCTGGTAATAACCTTGACACACCACTGACACTTCTTAACAATCCTTTACTAAGATTTGGAATAGGATTAGCGTTGTAGTTGTTAAGTCTAGTCCGTTGTTGGTTAATTAAATTGTCATATCTGCGGATATCTTCATCGGATGTTGCTCTACGTCTAGCAGCTTGAAGTAGCTTCAATTTTTGTTCAACAGCTCCGATTATACCCAGCTCTTTTTCCATCGAATGGGTTAATCGTTTATTACTGATTATGTTTTGCTCTAAACTTTTTTTATGATAATTAAGGGCAGAAGTATTTTGATTTATCATTCGGGATAGTCTAGCCCTTGTCTCATTGTCTTGCACTGCCGTTCTATTATATTGTTGAGCTAAACGGATTTGCCTTTTGGTAAGGTTTTCGATTCCTTTAATATTTCCTTCAACGGTACGTATAGCCTTATCAAGTTCAGCATCATGTACTTGGTAGGAAATGTTATGAATGATATCTATAATTTCGTCTGCCATAACTTAACAAAATTACTAAAATAAATCAAAATATAATTATTATAAATACTTGTTTCGAAAAATAAAATCAATGCACAAAAAAAGCACGTCATTTAGTGTGCTTTTTTATTTCCTCATTGTGCCATTCAACATACTTATTCCTTAATGTTAGTTTGTAAAAATATTCATAAACTGTTGTGTTTAAAAAATAATCAGCCTTCATGTTATCTCCCTCATTTATTTTCAATGCATTTAGTGAATATGACTCGTACAATTCTGTAATTTTTATAATTGGTGCTGTGGTGTCAACATCTGGATCATTGATTTTCTTTCCATCAAAGAAGCTTCTGAAATTTCCTCTAAGTATTCTCTGTATATTGGAGTGTATGCCAAACCAATCGGCAAAAAAAAACTGTAAGCTTCAGGGTCGTTTTTGATTTGTTTTAATTTCCATTCTGTCCAATGATTTTCGCATTTATCGGGGTTTTCACCCTCAACAAAATGATAAATCATAGCCATACGCAGACTAGCATCTTCATCAACAGGGTAAGAAATGCGAGCCTTTATATTATTCACCCACACCGCAACCTCATCCAGTTTTTTATTGTTGATAGCATTGGTCATTTCTGAACATATTTTAGCAAGAATACTTTTTGTTAAGCCTGACTCGGAATAAATATTTTGTGCCGATGCAGCTACGTATCTTGACAAGTGATATTGCGACGCATCTGCTAAAGCGTAAAATATTAATGGATCCCCGTTTGTGTCTTTTAACATTTTAGACTCAAACACTTTCTTAAATTTTATATCATTTTTCATGCTGGTATTTTTCCTTTTATATTGAAATAATTTGTTTTAGCGAAATCGTGAAAATAACGTTGGAAGAAGTAACGACCACCATCGAAATAATCCATTTTGTATAAATCACGGTCTTTTTTGAGCGTATGCGGTTTGTGGCTTTTTTCGTCAATCGTTGCGATAACACAATCATTTATAAAATTCGGACAACCCTCTGCGGATATGAAAAGATTTGGGTAATGTGCAAACATTTGATTCATCAATAATCTACTGTTTTCGAAATGCAGATTTGATGTGATTGGTTGTAATTGTTTTGGTTGGATGTCAAGGTATGATCTAATCAAAGTATAAGCAGAATCGTGTATCGATTGATACCCGACTACACCTTCCGTATTTCCTGAACTATCACCTGTAACGTACAATATTGAACCAGGAAAATACATTTTAATTTCAGTACATAAATCTTCAAGTGATTTCTTACCTCCAAATTCTTTGATTACATGTATAAAACTATGATGATCGCCTTTGTTTGGCGACATTTGAAATGCTAAACACGTCAACGGATCTTTGTTAAAATCAAATGAAAGATAAACATCATATGTTGGTAGAAATGGTATTGATGGTTTCACGTGCTTTTCATTCGAGAAAGCGTAAAGCCACATATTGTCGTTTTGTTCAATACCCCATTCACCTTTTACATAAACTCGGTATAAGTTGATGTTTGAGTTAATAAGCTTTTCTAGTTTTTGCTTGTATTGCTCATCCAAAAATTTATTATCCCTATATGTTGTTACTAAATTAAACATCATTTCTGGGTCATATTCTCCACCTTCTTCTGGAGTGTCCCAAAATTTTCGTTTAATCCAATGCCTTTCATGAATAGGATTAAAAGTAAGAATAATTTGATAAAAAGAATCGACATGCCCGCGTATACGTAAATCAAGCTGGTCAAAGTCTTCTTCGGTAAATTCTGTCGCTTCTTCGAGCCATATTTTAGTAATTCCAGCAACCGATTTAATTTTTTCAGAATCATCTAGCCCAGCCAAAATTATTTCATTGCCGTTAGGAGCGTGAAATGACATTGTACTGCTTTTGTATTGAACGTCTAAATTGTAGGCATGAATTATTTCTTTAAACAATGCAAAAACAGAATGACGAAGAGTAGTTCCAACCTTTCTGAGTGCAAGTACCTTTTCTTTGTGTCCATACGGATTTAATAAAATGGAAAGTAGCTTTTGAGCTGTTGTGTAACTTTTGGATGAACCTGCACCACCACGAAGATTTACATACCTTTTTGTAGTTTGGAAAAACGGTATGTAAACTGGATTAATATTATCTTCATGGAGTAAAGCGCGCATTTAACTTTAATCGTTAATTTTATTTACGGACAAAAATATCCTTTAGTTTTTTAAATATTGTGTAGTGATTTTTACGAATTCTTCAAAGGAATAACAAACAGCTGTTGCGTAGCGTTCGCTTCGCGCTTTGGCTAAAAAAACATCTTGCTTTTCGGTAGTTGTGTTTTTACCATATTTCATTTCAATGAATAATCCGTGAAATCCTCTCGATGCCTTCATGATGAATAAATCTGAAACACCAGCTACCACACCTTCAGCTTTGATTTTTGCTACTTCTTTCTGATGCCTTGATCCACCATTCGGAATTGAGAATATCATCACATCACGAAATTGTAGCCTAAACCATTTTACGCATTGCTGTTGTAATTTACTTTCGTGATTACTCTGCTTTTTCTTCTTCGGATTTTGGACGTAAATGTTCGGGTAACTCAATGATAGCGATTCGTTCAGTAGTAACCTTTTCACCTTTCGTTGTGACATCTATTTCATCTTTTATTCCTACCGATGCACGGTATTGATTCATTAAAAAATTAGCTTGGCTCAATCTTGTTCGAGTATCCACATCTTCGTAAAACACTTCTTTTGTTGGATTACCCTTTTCGTCTAATACTGCTTTAGCAATATATCCTGTCTTAATGGCAAAAGTTGTTAAGCTTTCCAAATCTTCATGCAACTTGGAACGTGCAGCTTCTCTGATTTCTGCCATTTCAGGGTTTCTCTTCATAAATCTATAAAGAGTCGGATACTCTACATTTAGAATTTTTGAAGCATGCACAGGCATTCCACCAGCTTTTTCAAGTGCATTTTTTACTTTTGTCTTTGTCAATTTTGCCATATTACAATCTATTACAGCAGTTTATCTTATTTTCTACTTAAAGGGATAACCTTTTTGTTGTCGACTTTTCGCTTTTGGTTCTGATCAACCAACGCTTCATTTTGATATTTATCCGCTATTTTTTGATACTTTCCTTGGATAGCTTCTTTTATTGGTGTAGCGTATTTATTGTATATTTTACCGTATTCGTAAAACTCTTCGATTAGTTGGATATATTCACCTGTTGTTATTTCTAATTCTTTAGCTGACATATCCTGAGCAACATTCAGCAAATAAGAAACTGAAAATAAATTGAAATTATCGTTGCTCAATTGCTTATAAACCTCCAAATCTGCCTTTAATCTATTTAAAGATGAATTTTTAAGTATTTTATTCGCTACTCTTTTTAATCTAAATTCAAAATCGGTTACTTCATCAATTGGAAAAGGGAATGATGTTAACTGTTCTCGAATTTCTTTTTTTATATTTTCATTCAATTCTGCAAAAAATTGCTGTTGTTCTAGTGCGTTCAATTTTTTTTCCATTTATATATTTTTAAAACTAATCATAAATTCTCTCTACTTTATTTGAAAACTCTTCACCCTTTATAATTGTTGAGTACTCTGGGATATCAAATCTTCTACAAAAAGCCTCTTTACTTTTATGATTATCGAATGATAACGTAATGTAGGATATCATATCTTTGGTCTTCTCTATAGCCTTTTCTTGAATTTCTTTTTTTACATCTTTTACGGCTTGTTTTTTTTCTTCATCCGACAGTTCACGCTCTATGGTTTTTTGTTCTGCAATAGGTTGATACAAGTGTTCGATTTCATCATGAATGTTATTGTTGTTTAATTCAGGAACCGTAACCCCGTAATAATTTAAATCAAAATCATCAAGCCCAGCATTTTTATAATCAATTTCACTTATTAATTCACGCATCAACTCATCATTCAAAGGCGTTATGCTTTTGTATTGAAAAACGTTTTGCTCTTTTTCCGTTTTCTGATCTAATTCTATTTTTTCAACTTTGATGTCGTAATCGGTTTCAGGTGTTCCATCGTATTTGTAGTATAAATCGTGGACCATTACACGTTTATGACCATCTACAAGATTTCCAGTAATGCTATTCCAGATTATTCCACCTAAAAAACCAACTCTTTTGAAGTTACGCTTAATGTCGTTGATATGCTCTTTTGTATGATGCTTCGGGTTATATGGTGAAAAGTTGATTTGTGATCTCTTAATAACCACAGTAACCGATTGATTGAATTTTGCATCAGGATTATTAATTACTCTTTGTGTCATGGTCAAATAATAGTTTTTCGGATAATGGGAATTGCTTTAGTACTTTCTTTAAATCATCAGGGTAGTTATCGCGTAACCATAAATACACGTCTGTGTCGAAATACATTCCTACAGATTTGTTTTTCTTCTTACCGTAATTGATAGGAGTAGGCAATTGGTTTTTCTCAATGTAAGTTCTCACATCTCCATCTTTCCAATGGCTTAACGGGTAAACGTTGTTTGTGTGGCTGATCGCTTCTAACTCGTATTGTCTTAGCTTTATCCTACGATTCATGTTATCGGATTGCTTTTCACCAATAAACGCATAAGGTATTCCAGTACGGAGCTTCATTGATTCAATTACATCTCTTAACTTTAATTGACGTACCTTTTGAGGACTGCAATAAAAACCTGTTGAATATACTTTCGTTAGGATCCAATGTGGAACTTCTATAAACTGAACATTCTTGTATTTTGCTTTACTGAATCGAATATATTTGTTGATGTGTTCAAGATCTTTCACAAAATACATGAACACACATACAACCTCATCGAATTGCTTACTCATTAAATCAAGTAAAACAATACTATCCTTACCAGCTGAATAAAAAAGTATTGCACGGTTTGAGCGATCTCTAACCGTGCTAATTACTTTTTTTGCATGCTCTAAAGGCGTTAACATATTAACCCCCACTTAAACCAAATGCTCGGCGTATATCGTAATACCTTTGTCTACGAGATACAAATCTGTTACCTCTGCCAGCGGGTCCACCACTTGCCACCGATGAAGTTCTACTACCCCCTCGATAACCCGACGATGCATTCGTTGTGCGCAATTGTCTTTGTACTCCTAATCTATAAACAACTCAGCTAAATATTTAAAATGTTAAACAATAATTATTCATTTATGGTCTAGAAATGATTTCGCCTAAGCTATATTCAATAATAGCCGCATTATAATCTTTACCCTTTTCATCTTGTAAAATGATCAATTCACCTGTTTCTTCATCTACTAATAAAAATATATCTGCCCTTTCTACTTTCACCACCATTCTCGGGCGTGTACCTTTGTACGCACCTGTAAGAAATGTTATTGTGTCATATTCAACGGGCAGAATATTGCCCGTTTCTTCATCTTCGATTACATAACCCTCTTCATCTACCCGACAATACCTGTGCACGTTTTTAGGTCTAATTTCTCTTGTTTCTATTTTCTTTGTGCCTGCAAGTATCTCATCAAAATAAACTTGCTTAATGCTTAATGTTAAATTTTTTTTCTTACTCATAATGTTGATTTAATTTGTAGCGAGAACAGGACTCGAACCTGTGACCTTTGGCAAGTTAAACCAACGAGCTGACCAACTGCTCTATCTCGCATTTTAATAAAACAAATATAACTAAAAATAATCAATATATTTATATTTACAATACAAAAAAGCACATAATGCCTTTTTTTATTTCTCTGATTCTCAGCTTTTACAAAGAAAACAATAAGACGAGTACATATTACTCGTCTTATTGTTTTTTCTTTTTTACATTGACAAATATTTTTCTAATGATTTTTTTGATTTGAACGCAACACCACTATAATACTCAGGTAAATTATACCTATAATTAGCCTCGAACCACCCGTATTTGCCATGCATTTCAGTCACTAGAACCACCGCATATTTTGGCGCTTCTTGAAGCCTTCTAAAACAAGTACCATATTTTTTTATAAAATTTTCTCTTTCTCTTGTTTTTTGCCTCTCAATTTCTTGCGCTTCTAGTTTTGCACTGTTTTTGATTTCAAATTCAGCCTGCCATTGTTTCACTTCTTCAGCTGTTGGCATTTTTTGTAAAAAATAAGTTTTCTTCATGCCCCCGCCGTATTGCTTTGGCAGTTTACCAGCGTGATGCCATTCAGGTTCACCGAATACGCCTCGATAAATCTCTAATAGCTCTTTAGCTGTAATATTAACACCTCCATTTTTCTTTTTCTTTAACTCTTTAACTGCTTCGCCAAATGTCACTTTTGTCATTCTAGCTATTGCATGCCTGTTGCTTTCAAGCTTACCTGTAATATTAGTCGCTAACCCACCGCCGTTAAAGTTTTTATTGTTTTCTATTTCGTCAATAATTGTTTTCATAACATTTAATTTTATTTGATTAATTATTTATTTTTCTGTTACAAATGTAATACTATATTTTTACATTTGCAAAATATTTATTAATTTTTTTTATTTTTTTTCTAAGTCAGTAAACACCCTAAAGCTCGTTACTGTTTATAAAGTAATATTAAAAATTCTTTGTGTTGCAGAAATTGCATTTTGAGTTAATTGTCTTTGCCAAACTTTTTGACTTGGCGACCATCTAAACGCATTCTTTTTTAAAGATTGTATAATTTCTACCTTTGGTTTTTCATCATGTTGTATCTGTAGGCGGTCAATTTCGTAATTAAAAAAAACTTTAAAACCTTCAAAAGTTAATATTTTTAATTCTTTATTTTGTATATTATTGATCTCTTCTCTGTATTGCTCTGTTACTTCTAGAAGCGTAAAAATTCTGTGCTTTTTTGTAAAAATAGGCTTTACATAGTCAGCACCGTTGTTATGTTTTTTTATAAGGTTTAAGATGTCTTCGCTTCTTGCTTTGTTGCCTTCTTTTGCTATTGTTTTTAAGCAAAGATTTGTAATACCGTTTATAAACAAATTTCTGTTAAAGCCCGTTTGCTCTTTTTTATCAATAGCTTTAATTAATAGCATGTTTTCTAATATATTATCTTTTCTCTTTTGGTGTATTTCTTTAGCTTTTTTTTCTGGGTCAATTACTGTAGTTTGTTTCTTTTCGTAGCGACTATAAAAAGTTTTTCTAAACTTTATAAATTCTTCATTTCGTTTCATTTCTATCTCTAGTGCTTTAAGGTTTCTTTCTACTGGAAACCTAGCTGGTCCTGTTATCATTGATGAAGCTGTGCGGCTCTTTGCATCTAACCAAGCTAATAGCTTGTTAATAAAACGATCTTTATAAATTCGCTTTGTTTCGTCGTCTGTATATTGTTTTAAATCTTCTGTTAATAATTCGCTATATTCTCTAACGATTGATTCAGCACGCTTATCTGGGTCAAATGATATATTACGATATGCATTATATGCTCTATTGTAGTAATCTTGTAAAATGTAGTTATCTTCTATTGTTTTTGTTTGTGTTTTTTGATTGCTCATAACTTTTAATTTTATTTGATTAATTATATATTTTTCTACTACAAATGTAATACTATATTTTTACATTTGCAAAATATTTATTAATTTTTTTTATTATTTGCTGATTATTCCAGCTAAATGAATTTCAGCTACAGTTGGGTAGTAGTCTAACCCATATTCATCTTGTTTCATTTCGTATTTATTCGTTTCTTCGTCAAGTAACATGAAGACTTTTATTTTATCAACTTTTACAACCATTTGTTCTCTATCTTTAGCCATGAAGGTGACTGTGTCGTATTCTCTGGGTATTATATTACCATCATCGTATGTGTATATGTAATCACAATCTGCATCGCAATATGTTAGCATGTTTTCATATGTCACCTCTCTTGTTTCTATTTTCTTTGTGCCTGCAAGTATCTGATCATAATATTCTTGCTTAATTGGTAAAAGTAAATTTCTTGTTTGCATGATTTTATTTTTTTGTTTGATTAATTATTTATTTTCTGTTACAAATGTAATACTATATTTTTACATTTTCAAAATATTTATTAATTTTTTTTAAAATATATTTTTACATATATATATAAATGCATTATAATATTTTTACATTATATTTGCAACATGGAATTAATAGTGAAAGAAGTTTGCAAGCGATATAATATTGGATTATCTGAATTAGCTGACCGCCTCAATATCTCAAGGCAGTCATTGTATGTTAGCTTAAAAAATAACCCTACATCGGATCGTATTACAGAAATAGCAAATGCTATTGGTTGTGATGTTCATGAGCTGATTGGAACTACTCCTGAATATTACCACTTATATGATGATGTTTCTGGAGAATGGTTGGGAATTAGAAAGAAATAAATTATCCAAGCGATTGTATAATTGTTCGCTCACTTTCGGATAGATCCCATATTATTACATCGTCTTTTTCTGCGGCTGCTTTTTCTGCGGCTGCTTTTTCCGATAATAAAAAACCGCTTCCAAATATTGCTTTTTTATGTTTTTTCTGACTCTCTAACGCCCTGCAATGCTTAGCGTCTTTTTTATTTATTTTTATGGAAATTCCACGACTTATTATCCAAGATACATGGAATACCGTAATAACTTCATTAGGATAATCATACTTCGGTTTATTTACTTTTTTTCGTGCATTTAATTGATTAAATTTTTCCAACAATTGAGCGTCTCCAATTATTTTAACATCTCCAAACATATTTGATAAAAAGGAGGTTTTAACAGTTGCTCCATTTTCATAAGTAATAGTCGCATTGACAACTATATGTGTTACATCAACATCGCTACTAAAAAGTGTAAGGTGAGGAGCAAATAAAAAAAATGGTATATTCCTGTCGATATAAAACTTGCAGATTTTCGTTATGATAGAAAAAGGAGGATTATCAATTACTACAGCATTATCAGGATACTCTATATCTTCATAATCGCCACCAGGATAGAATGGACGTATTATTTCTTTTTCTTCTAAATTACAATGACTTTTAACGTAATCCAAGACTATTTGATATACTTCAGGAGGAGTATAACAGTCGTCTGTTGTTTTTTTAGGTTTAAATTTATCTACAAATCCTTCATAGTCGTTGAATAAATCAATTTTTCTTTTTGTTGATTCATAAAATCTAAATTCCTCTTTTCCAAACAAGTCAACAACTTTATATGTTTTTTTGTTCATTTTGTTTTTCATTTCGTTTTTAAAATATTTTATTGAGTTCGCAAAGCTTTGTGTTAGGCGAAATTTGCCTACATGTCAAAATCAGTTACTAAATCTTCGTTCACTTCTTCATATTCCCATTCAAAAGTTCCAAATATAGGCTCTGGTTCTCTTTTGTTTTCTTTTTCAAATGGATTACTACCACTTAAACTTCCATTATCTCTAAAATGGAATCGGATATATTCTTCTAACTGTTTTTGACTATGTCTTACGTTTGGTAATTCGACTTCAAATTCTATCTTGATTTTCATAATAATAAACTTCGCCTAACATAGGTTTTACGCAAGTGGGTGTTAGGCTTTTAAATCCACTTTTGTATATTAATTAAAGTTTGTGTTTGTTTGAATGTTTACGCAAGTAAATCCCACCTGCGTAAAGCCAAGAAACGTTATGCACAACCTACTCAAAGATCTTTCCCTGAATAGGCTGTAAATTCTCAATTCTGTTTTTACCATTCTCAAAATATTCCTCGTCTATTTCACAGGATATGCCTTTCATACCCATATTGTAAACTGCTTCCATTGTGCTGAACGAACCACCAAAGGGGTCTAATACTACTATATCTTCTTTATCTTTATTTTGTGGAATTACAAGTGCTAAAAGACGTTCTAATAATCTTACTGGTTTTTGGGTTGGGTGGATTGCTGAATAATGATCTCTAACTTGTTTAATGATGCTTTTTTCGTTTAATCCAAAACAAATAGATTGGGTGACATTTACACAGCGATCATAATCTTTTACTTTATCACTTTCTGTAATTAGATGCTTTTGGGTTTTGACAGTTAAATCAGTTCTAATAATTGATTTTTCATTCAAGCCGTCATTGACGCTTCTCATTACAGATACACAACGATTTTCTTTTGTAATATTTGAACTTATTGATATATTGTTTGCATCCCAATTATCAGAAGTATCTCTATTATTATTTTCCAAAAACTCTAATACAGCATCTAAAGATTTTGTGTTTTTGAAAGTTGTTTTTAACCGTTTAATATCTGTTATAATAGAATCCAAATCATGTGATTTCATTTCTAAGTAAGGCACTTTCACTTTATTAATAGTGCCTTTTCCTTTTGTGAAAATTGAAATAGTTTCGTGAACTCTTGACAATCGCATTAATGGACTTGTGCAATGTGATTTATTCCAGATGATTTCTTCTTTGAAAGTGAATCCTAAATCTGCTAAAATCGTGTTCCAACGATAAAAACTTTCACCCCGCCCGAAAAGGACAATGAATCCTTTTTTTGTAAGCAATCTTTTGCATTCTGAAAAGAATTTTTGTTCATCGAAAACCCTTTCCAATTTTTGATTTTTTAGATACAAATAAGGTGGATCTGTACAGATAACATCAATACTTTCACTTGGTAATTTTGCCATTAATTCTGCATTGTCGCAGTTGTATAATTTTATCATAATTTTTATTATTTGTTTTATTGGCTTACGCCATTTTTGCCATCGCTTTTGAAAAAATTACTGTAGATAACAAGTGGTTTTGCAAGATTGGGGTGTAAAGTGCCTCTATTCATATTTTCGTCTCCGAAAATCCCCAACCTCGCAAAGCCCTCGCCCGTTATGTGATATTTTCCTGAATGAGCTTAATAGCTGAAACTGTAACCGAGCTGTTTTTATTTTTCTCTAAAAGATAATTAAGCACTCTTTCAATTCCTGGAGTAGATCTTACAAGAGTAGTGAACTCTTGTAAGAGGCAAATGCTAACAGGTCTATTTCTAACATAATCTCTAAATAAATATATACCTTGTGAAAACTCAAATTGATTTTCTTTTGTGAATTTGTCGTGAAATTCTCTATAAATTCTGTTATTCATTATGCTATTTTTTTATAAAGTTTTAATTTGTTATTTGTAGTACAAATATAAAACTATAATTTGATTTTTGCAAATATTTTTAAAATCATTTTTTTATTTATTTTCTATTTTGTAAAACTTTAATTTTATATATTTGCATTATGAAATTAAGAGTAAAAGAAGTAGCGCGAAACAAGGGTATCGATTTACAAACATTATCAAAAAAACTTGGGATAACTTACCAAGCGTTGAACGCTCGTATTATTGGAAACCCTTCTTTAAAAGTTCTTCAGGAAATCGCTGATGCTTTGGATTGTCCTGTTTTTGAATTACTACCTCCAGGAAATCATTATCAACATTATTATGATGAAAAGGGAAATTACAACGGAATACTTAAAAAAAACATCATATAACATAGTATAGCGGGAAGACAAGACCAACGTAACCTTTCGGAATTTCAACAGCTCGATTTGTGCCGTAGCTGTTAAGTCGATACCTGCATCACCATCTTTAGCATATCTCAATGCTGGAGTTGAAATTGTTTTGTCTAAAATTTTAGTTTTGATTTTCATTTTTAATTTGTATTTAAAATTTCTAATTGCCCTTCGTTGAAAATATGGAGCATGCCGTTGTCTTCCATTTCTGCCACGATTCTAATTTCGTTTCTTGTGTTGGTGAAGATTGCACGTACTTCTCCAGGAAACTTGTAGCCTTTTGGTTTATAAACTTTATCACCAACCCTGAATTTCGATTCTTGTTTCTTCTCGCTCGGGGTCGTCATTACTTCATCCTCGATGATTTCTGTTATCGACTTATACATTAGCGAGTGAAATGGATTTTTGTCTTTTTCTTTATCATAAATGTTGATAGAGTAGAGGATGGTGGCATGATCTCGTGGTACCACTTCTGCCATCAACTCTAATGGAGCTTTGAGCATTTTTTGACATATATAAAAGAAAGATTGACGGGCTTTGGCAACGTCTTCTGTGCGAGCTCTCGATTGTATTTCTTGTTTATCCACCTGATACTCCCTACAGATTATATCAAGTACTTGGTTAATTTTTTGCTTCATTTTCAATATTTATTGTTATTTAAATTCTTCGCGGAACTCTTCAAAACATTCGCATTTTGACTTTAAGTAATTGCTTATTAAAATATTTTGACATAATACGACGGCTTCGCTTAATCCTTTTCCTGAAGAAATTTCTTTTTTAATCTTGGAGAACTCAAATTCATTTATTTTGCCAGTCATGAATTTGACTTCCTTTTGTTTCATTAGTTTGTTTTCTATGTATTTAAGAAACCTTTTTTTTGTTGGTAAATCCCATTGTCTAACCCTATTTTTGAATTTTGAATAATAAAAGTGTAATTTATCCGAAAAACCACTTTCTTTAATTTCTGCATACACTGTTTTTAAGTATTGCATATGCTCAATCTCCAACTGTTCATCTGATGGTTTTTTATCGGTATTCCCAAAAAGTTTAAGTTTTTTTATTGCTGTGTTTCGTTCAAAAGAGTCGTTTTTAAATTCTTGATAACTCTTTAGAATTTCCCCGCATTGAATTAAAGAAAGGTTTGGGTAAAGTTTTATATCAAACTCTCCTCGAATAGCCATTCTGTAAGCTTCTAACACTTCTGGTCTTGTCAAGTTATATCCCCTCAAAAAAGTACCCATTTCAGCTGTTGCGATTTGCATTTCTTTTTCATTTTCAAACTTTACCGACAACATCGTTATCAGTCGATTAACCGTTGCTTGTCGTTCTGAAATTACTTCTGATGTCTTCCCGTTTAGCTTAGGGAAAAGAATTTCATTTTTAACAATCGTCGGCAAACTCTGAATAAGTTGTACCGGAAATGACTGCACTTGTCCCTGAAATTTTACCGTTTGAAATTGGCTTTGTTTTGCTATTTGATTTTTCATTTTGTTTTTTTAAGAGTTCTACCCAATTTTCATTTTGCCATTCCTGAACGTAATTCTGCCATCTGTGGACACTTTCGCCCGTCATATGCTTGTATGATATGTAAGCATTCGTTTGTTTGCTTAAATCGCTTAATTTCCCCTCTCTGTGGATGCGTATCAGATCTCCTAGCATTCTCATTTTTTGCGCCTCGCTTGTTTGTGAGAAAAAAGCAGAAATTTTTTTAAAAAAATTTGAATTTGAAATTTTAAAAAACTCATCGTTTTCTTTCAAAAAGTTTTCTTCCTCCAGACCTCCTTCTTTCAAAATATTATCATTTTCATATTCATATTCAATTTCAGTGTTTGCTTCATTTTTTGCTTTAGCAAAATTCCTAGCTAAATTATTTTTTTTTAATCCTCCTTTTTTGCCTGCTTTTGCCCGTGTCTCGCTTAATTGATGGTCTTTTACCATGCGTTTTTGAATTAAAGAATCACCATTTAAAGTCAATACCTCCTCTTCAATCAATTCATCCAGAGCACGCTCAATTGTTAGCACTTCGTACGGCATCTGTCTAGCGATTTGAATAGCAAAATTTTTTGTTTGATTTTCACTTTGCTTGTATTTTTGCTTTAGCAAAATTTCACCATAAGTTTCTGATTTGTGCATAATGCACATTAATCGGATATACACACCTGTTGTTGATGCTGAACACTCTATAAGCTTTTCATCCGTTAAGAAGTCTTGAACATATAAAGACAAATATGGTTGGTCTCTTCTAGCCATTTTTTACATTTTTATATTCAAATTATATCTCCTATTATTTAACATTAGGAAGGTTTAAATTTCTCATTTCCTCTTTTGCTTTGCTTAAAACAGAACGACACCAGTCTAATTGATGTGTACAAGTTCTGTTTAATCGTTCTGCCCAATTCACGATGTAATTTTCATCCTTACATAAACTATCGATGTATTTATTTGCAATTGTAGGTGAGAGTTGTGATATACGTTTTATTTCTTCGATGAATGTAGAGTTTGTTTTTTCGTCTTTCATCAATTTGGCATCAGCCAATATTTTTGAAGTCCTAGCTAGATAGGCTACTAAATCATTTCCACGATTTACTACTTCATTAATATCATCGCTTGGGGTCGTTTCTACAAAGTCCTGAATTTCTAAAAGTTCATTTCTTAAGTTGTCTATAGCACTACGCATCATTCTATCCATTCTTTACTTTTTACTTCTTTAAAGAATTGATTCATGAAATCCCGCTCACGGTTAGAACAATCGTGCAACTGTTTATTATTAACCATCCAACGATTGTCTTTAAGTTCGATTTTAATACTTTGACAGGTTTTTATTTCCCTGTCAGGACTTTTAGCCGTAAATTCGCTGTAATTGTTCTTTTTTCGTGTCATAATGTTGATTTTTACAATTAATAGCTTACATTACTTCGCCTTTCTATTTATGTTAAAAATAGTTGATTGTCTTTCTTTTGGAGTAATCGGACGGCTATAAACCAACTCGCCAGCTTCGTTGTAATAACCAACCATTCCTTTTTCATGATTTACCAATTTGAAACAATGCTCTTCTATTGATTCAGATTTATTCTGAATTTTCTCTAACAAGTCGGCATATATTATATTTAAAGGCTTTGACCTGTCTATAAATCTTTCTAGTGCTTCTTTTTTTTCAAGAGAAATAGTATTGATTTCTATTGCAATCGATGAAAGTTTGTCTTTTAACTCCGTTATTTCATCATGCGAAAGTCTTCGGGTGTACGATATTAATTCAACCGAGTCGGCATTATCTTGTAAAAATTTTTTTCTTTCTCCTGGTGCATATTCTGTAAATAATTGTTTTTCCATATAATTTTTTTTAAAAAAGCAACCAGCATACACTGGTCGCTTAAGGGTTTTATTTAAATTGTTTAATTAGTTGCTGTTTCATTTCTATTGCTAGCTGTAGACGAATTTTTAAAAATTCAATATCTAATTCATTGCGTTCTATTTTCACAATATGTAGATGATGTTTAGGGTTGATAAACCTAGGATCGTACGATATGAAATACCAAAATTTCTTTTTGGCAAAAAACATAGAAGACTGAATTTGCCAATAATATTCAGGCTTGATTTTCTTTAAATCTTCACCGTTTTTTATAGATTTATAAATTACGTGAGTGCTTGAGTTTGGGCATTTGGTCTCAACACCATAACCAACCCCCAAACCGTCTGGTGTACACCCACAATGCCTACCGTATTTAATGAATTTTTGGTCATCACCAATATATTGAACTTTCAATTTCCTAGCTTCAGAAAATTTCTGAATTGCCTCAAGCTCATGGTCTTTACCCCATTGCATTGATGCGTTTATATATACTTCAGGCAATCCTTCAGTTAATTCTTCAGCAATTTTCTCAATAACATATGTTTCGGCACCTTTTGGCAACTCGTTTGGTTTTGATGGCGTTGTACATAATCTATGTATTTCAGATGCTGTAAATCTGCCTTTTCGCTCTAAAAGCCATTCTTCATGACTTTTATCTACTTGAAGATTATTCAAAGCCCCTAAATCAAGGCTTTGAATAACATTCATTTCTACTGGTTGTAATTGAAGTGCTGTGTTCATCTTACGCTAATTTTATTACGTCAAAAATCATTGTTGAACCTTGAGAACTTTTATTGTTTCGTTTATTTCTATAAGTGATCTCTATCGGCGTTTGTGGCTGTAGATTTTTTACCGCCTCGATCAAAGTCATTTGACCGCTTAAAAAACATTCACTTTGAGATACTAACAATGCGCAATTAATCATTTCGCCATCTTCGTTAGGTATTTCTTTCATGCCCATAAAATAGGCACGTACCGGTTGATCTTTCAATGCCGCCCATTCGTCTGCTGTCTTGTATTTAAGCGTCAATGAAAATGAAGGTTTTAATTCATTCAATTTACCTAATGATTCAGTATTAGGTATGAAAAATGTCACCTCTTGACCTTGTGCTTTTTCGATTTCTGTGTTTTGATTTTTCTTTGCCATAATGTTGATTTTTAAAAGTTTTTGATTTGTTTGATTTTGTGTTTTTTATTGAACTTTGCAAGAAATTGAGATAACTTATACTTTTCGTTTTCAGCTTGATTAAGTATCATTGTTTCTAATTTTATTTTTTCCTCACCACTCATCTGCAACTTCATGGCTTTAATTACCTCAAATGCCTGCTCAGCTTTCATATATTAATTCTGAATTAGTTAGTATATTTTCGATTTTAGATTTCATTTCTTTGATCGTAGCGGGTGGTAATATTAGCTTACACGAGCCTTCTTCTGAATACAACGTCGCCTCTCTGTCTATATCTATATAATGAACCTCGATGCTTTTTAAGTACTCGGATTGGCAGAAGTAGCTGTCGTAATTTTCACTTACCACAACCTCTACGTCTGCTACAAAGTCTACTATTAGGCTAGTTTCTAGATAGTTAAGTTCTAAGATGAAGTCGTTCGAGTACGACCCCCTATTAAGTATTACCTCTTGAATGTTTGAATTAATGTTTATCATAACTGTATTATTTATTTTGTTTATTTTATTTTTTCAAATATTTCTTCTTCTTTAAACCCATTTTTCTTAAGAATTTCTACCACCACGATATCTCTGAAAATGCGATGACTTTTTCTTCTTGCATTTTGCAATACTGTTTGTTGCTGTACGTTTAATGCTGATGCTATAGTCATTGATAGTTTATTATTGCCTAGCACCTCATTAAAAATTTCTTCTTTTATATTTTTTTTCATTACTTTGTATATTACTTTTTGTAATTGTTTTACAAATATACAACTATTTTACAACTATACAAATATTTTTACAACAATTGTAAAACTTATTTCAAAAAAAGTTACTATATGGCTGATTATAAAGATGATATAAATACAATTAAATTAAATAAAGCTATTAAGCTATTAAATTTAAAATACCCAGTAACAGAGATAGCAAACAGGCTGGAGTATAGCAAGGGTAACGTATCTAATTTTATAAATGGCAAAAAGCGTATTCCTTCAGATTTTTTATACAACTTTTATACAACTTTCGGAATAAAAGATGATGTAGCAGATGTTGCTTCCGTCAGTTTCAAACCTCAAAAAGGTCGTCCATTTTACGACGTTGATTTTACTTTAGGTTTTGAAGTATTAGATAATGATATAGGGCTACATCCTGAATTTAACATTGATTTTGCTCCAGCAAATAAAGAGAGTATAACATGGTTTAGAGGGAAGGGAAATAGTATGTTAGGGGAAATAGATTCTGGAGATTATATCGCACTTGAAGAAATTAACAATTTCGAATGGTTTCCTTTAGGTCGTATTTATGGAATTGTTACAAAGAATGGTTTTCGAACGATTAAAAGAATCGTAAAGTCAGAATCGCCAGGGCATTATTTATTAAAGGCATCTAATCCTGATAAAACAAGTCACCCAGATCAAGATATTCCAAAGGATATCATTTATAAACTTTTTAAAGTAGTGTATGTAATTAAGGATTTGAACGAATAAAATAACATTAAAACTATATTTATATGAAAAAAGGATGTTTAATAATTTTTGTCATTATGGCGTTAATAACAGGGATTTTATACCTTAAAAAGGTATCTAAGGATACCCAAAACGAAGCTGAATATCAAGAAATGTTAAAAGATTACGTAAAGTATGAATCAAGCAACATGAGTTCAGATACTATAAAATATATTAACGTTAACAATAATGCTTTGTCAGAGATCAAAGAAGAGGAAAAAGTAAAAGAAGCCCTTATTACGGAATCTAATATTTTATACGTTAGTGTATATGATGATGGAACAAGAAGAGATGGTTACGCATCTTATTTATGCCAAATTTTAAAAGAACACAAATCTTTAGTACGAAAGGTGAAAGTTGTAAAATTTGGATCACACAATGACAGCAAACGAGATAATGCGTACGGAGTGTTATTAGGTGAAAGTGATTGTAATTTTTAA